GTCTTTCCTAACCTCTTCATTTTTTAGGTAGAGGGGGGGCTATTCAAAATTTTGGTATCTTTTTATGAATTCTTTCAATTCTTCTTGAACTTTGGTTTTGTTCTTCCCATCCTTCTCCTTATATAGTTCATGTATAATCCTGTGTGATTCTCTACTAACTGGTATCATATTCCCTTCATCTAATCTCTTACTCCAGTTATCTCTTAGTTCTTCTATGTGGTGACATGTATCTGCCATTACTATCCTATTCTCCTTATAGTACATGTATAGATCTATATAGTTATACTTGGTTAGTATATAATCTCTTAGCTTTACCCATTGTTTGGTCTTATAGAACTTCCATACAGGTGAGCTTCTTCTCTTATTGTCATATGCCTTTGCTTTGTTCTTCCAATACTCTTCCTTCTTAGCTTCTAGCTTCTTCAGATATCCTTCTATATGAGCTTCACAATATCCATATTTATTTCTAGTTAGATTATTACATCCCCTATGTTTACATACTCTTAATGATCTTTGCATATAGCATCACCTTATATGTTGTCCTTTTAATATCCATTTGCTTTTATTGTCTTCCCTTGTGTATACTGTCCTCTGCCGCTTGCATTGTATTGAACTAATGGCCCGAATACATCACATATACCTAAATCTTTGTTAATGATGTTTTTCTCTATGGTACCAAGGTCCAGGCCTGAGAGTATGTGAATTTTCTTAGGACTAGCAGCAACTTTAAACATAAACTTGAGAATACCAACTGTAGTCTTTCCTGCTGCTGTCAAGTAGTGCCCTCTAAAAACTCTACTGGTGCATTATGTTCTAGAAAATCAATGTACTTTTCTGATAATGGATAAAGCTCTTCATTAGACACATGGCATCACCTCCTGATAACTCCATTTATATCCTTTTGCAGTCCTTTGCTTTCCATTACAGCAGGCACTTATGTCACCACTATGCACTCCTGTCATTCTTTCAGCTTCTTTAGTTCCATAAAATCTATTTATTAATTTATTATCTTGCGTAAATTGGTAAACCACTCTTGATAAAGGATTATCTTTACCTTTAGGGTTTACTTGTAGTCCGGTAATAAAAGAATGAATGGTATTTTCTTTTGCTGTACACCATTCAAGGTTTTTAACTGCATTATCAGTTTTATCTCCATTTATATGATTTACATAATTCTTACCTTCTATAGGTACTAAAAAAGCCTCAGCCACTAATCTGTGAACTGAAGCCGTTTTGGGTTTCTCATATTTGCAATTACCTTTTCTCAAGTTCACTCTCATATAGCCATTACTTGCTTTTCTTGAACTTATCTTATGCCCTGTAATATTATTTATAACATTGCCTTTATTACTTACTGAGTATCTTTCAAATTCTTTTATCACTTTAAATTCTTCCATAATGGTATCCTCCATTTATTTTCTTCACTACTCATTTTTCTTACCTAACTGATTTAATATAGAATCTAATTTTGAGGTTCCAGTCTCCAATGCTCCACTTACTTCCACCTTATCCTTGAACATTCCAAGATGCTTGCCCAGGAGTTCCAGGGCCTTTAATTTATCCGTGAGTTTAATTTCTCTTTCAGTGCCCTCACCATCTTTAGTTGGTATTGTCTTAACTTTTACTGAGGCTATAGCAGCAGTATCATCTTCTGTAGCCCCCTGTTTTAAAGTAGCCTCGTCTATGTCTATAACATCATTGGCATTAACAAAGGCTATACGTGCCAATTCTCGTATAACCCTATCTTGATTGATTCCTGTACGCTTTGACCGTTCCGCCATAGCTTTATCTATATACGCACGAATGTTGAGTTTTGCTAAGTTTTGACTTTCTATATCTTTTGCCGTTGCTGGACTGTATCCTGCCCTAATTGCCGCCTGTGTGGCATTAAGGTCTATAAGATATTCTTCACAAAATGCTTTCTGTTTCGGTGTAAGTTTGGCCATAAATGCCACCTCACTTTCTGTTAAATAAAAAAGAACCTGTAAAAAGGTTCTTTTTTCTCTTGTCTAAAGGCCCTTACAAATGGCAGATGAACGATCAATCACGTATCAACGTAAAATTAATTATTCATCAATGTGATAAGTATTGATGAAATTGATAACAATGTATCTAAACTAAATTTAACATAAATAAGACACCTATATAACTAGATGCCTCTCTAAATAATTTCTATAATAGTATCATAACACATAACATATTAGATTGAACTAAGTTAAATATTAGAAAAATATTAGTTTTTTATTAGAAAAATTATAGGTATTAATTTATTGATTACTTTACTCTTTAACTGCATACAATAAGTAGCATTAATATTTAACCTTAATGCCACCTCTTTAAAATGAAGTTTATTAAAATATCTTAGTTCAATTAATTTCCTTTCCTTTTCAGGTAGTGTCTCAAGTGCATTATCTATTTTATTTATCAATCTTTGTTTGCTATTCCTTCTATTCCGTAAATATTTTATCTGTTTTTCTTTAGATACTATTTCATTTTCAACACTTGAATTAAATTTATTTGTAGGTGCTGATTTTTCTTCATACCTTATAGCTTCACAACCTGTATAATCTATTCTTAAATCAATTATTTCAATATCTATATTTTTAATCTCTGCATTGATATTTTTATAATTATATAGGATTCCTTCTAATTTTCTATAATTGTCCTGCAATAAATACACCTCCTAGTTACCTTGTTGGTAATTTTTGGGTTAATCATGTCTTAAGTCTTGATATATATAGATTTATAGGCATTTCGTATTTTTTACTAAAGTCACTTTAATTTTATATATTTTAGCTAAAAATCTCCTAATATTTTCCTATTTAAAGAGTTATTCAAGTATATATGTGTTACTATCAGTTACCTACTTAATGCTAGTATTTTCAATGTTTAAATTACATTTCAATATTGAAATATAGGTAACAGATATATATAAATTTCTTTTATATAATATAAAAAGTTTTATTAAAAGTAATTTTATAATTAAAGAAAATAAAAACATCTGTTTATCTGTTACCCATGATTAATAAATTATTATTACTACTGGCTTTATATGGGTAACAGATAAAATGAAATATCTGTTACCATCCTGTTATTTATCTGTTACCTTTATAAATATTCTTATAGGTTTACTGTTAATTTTTTTTAATCTAGTAGTAAATCCATGTTTACAAACTTCTCTTGAAAATGTAATTTTACTTAATGATTTTAATCCATTTTCTATACACCATGTTGAATATTTTAAATAAACATCTTTAGTAGGTTCATTTTCAATTTTATTTTCATCAATAAAAGCAATCACAGGATTATTAATTTGTTCATATTCCTCCCAAACTTTTTCAGAAGCTTCACATTTCGTAAATCCATTATTTAAAATTCTATGGAGGGCCTTAATTGCAATAGTTAAAAAATATTCTAATGATTCATTAGTTAGTAATTTATCTTTTATAAATGGATCAAAGTCAGGATCTTTTTTACTGAATTTAGCATTAAACGGAATAAATATTAATCTACGCTTTAAGCCATCAGATAAATCATTTATTCGTGGCAGCTCATTTGCACTAAATATCAATTTACTATAATTTTCAAAATCAAATGGATCTTTACCCTTTCTCTCGACATTTACTTTTTCTCCAGTAACCAATTTTTTAAAAGTAGCATTGTCGTCTATATATTTATTACTTATATCATCACCTATATTTGCAAGTTTTCCTTCAAGTTGATATGTTTTAAACCTTTGATTCAATTCTTCCAGACTAACAGAGGATATATTTTCTTCTCCTATAAGAGCCTCCAGCATCTTTAATAATGTGGATTTACCGTTACTTCCATTACCCGTCAGTATAAAACATTTTCCTAACTCGTTACGTCTTAATAAGGTATATCCACACATTTCTTCAATGAGCAATCTTAACTTTTTATCCTGACAGCTTATTTTATCTAACGTTTTATCAACTATTTCCGAATAAGATTTTGGATTATAATTTACAGGAATTTTATTTTTAACTATAAGTTTTGGATTAAATTCTTGAATAATTTTGCTTTCTAAATTATAAACCCCATTTCCAAGCACTATATATTTAAAACTTGATTGTTTATAGTTCTTACATAACAATTCTAAATATCTCATTACTTCACTTCGCGGTGTTTTTGTTGAATTATTGATGTATTTAAGCATTATTTTTTCTATCTCAAGTAAATTATTT